GGATGGGTTAGGCTTGAATTCTCACGATCTAAGGGCGTAACTTACACAAACTCTTCTGGTAGAGGTATTACTATAGCCGTGTCTTATACTGACGGTGGTGGCGTTAACATTTTTACAGTAGACGGATTGAGTATCATGGGGAGCAATAGCGGAGGGGCCGGAGCTGAAGCATCTATTACCGCACTAATCCCACCGGAGTCTGTTTATGAAGATACCACTGGTGGAGACATAATAAACAGATGGGCGGAGCTAAGATAATGAAAAAATATTACGAAAACACAGAAGGCCAACTATTTGTTGATCCCATAGTAGCAAATCACGTTGGCCTAACTCAGATCACCCAAGATCAGTTCAATCAGATCATTGCAGAGCGCAACACACCGACACCAGAGCAGGCGCTAGAGAATCAGCGGCTTCAGCTAAAGGCGGAGCGTGATACTTCCTTGCGGGACATCACACACACTCTGGAGGATGGTTCTGTTGTGCAAGTACGGCCTAGTGACTTAGGCACCTTAAACTTAGCTATTGCTGCTGGTGAAACTGAAGACTGGGTGCTGGCAGATGACACCGTGCGTACTCTCACTGTACCAGAGATGCAGGAAGCCCTGCTGTCCGGCATTGAACAGGGTAAGGTTATCTGGCGTGTATACACTGAGGAGCTAAAGCAACTATGAAGTTCAACAAGACAGCCTTGGGCGTTGCTGGTTTCATTGTCCTCCTAATCGTTATGGGGTACTCTGCTAAGGCTAATGCTGACTCTTTCCAAATAGGCATTGGCAAGACTGTAATTAACTCGCACTTAAAGGTGGGTGAAATTGGATACCAGCATGGAGATTGGGAGCTTCAGGCTTCCCTTATGCAAGATGGCGGAACTAAGCGCGGAGCTCAGGCTCAAGTAGAAACATACTCACTGAGCCATATTACTACTCCCGGGTGGGGCTATGCTGGCGTAGAGCCGTATATGCGACTAGGCGTTAGTGTGAACTCCGGCAGCAACCTTGTAGGTAATACGAACTTCAGGCTGGGCATTGGTGTAGACTTTAACTCCGTGTTCCGCCTAGAGTACGTACATCATAGCTCAGCCGGTATCCACACTCCTAACACTGGTATTGACTACGTGGCCCTCAGCTACGTCATGGAGGCCCCATGGTAATATATGCTGTACTAGGTGCTGTACTAGGTGCATTCCTTGTACCGGCGCTCTTAGGAGCTCTGGTGCTGTTCCATGTATTCATTCGGCCAAAGAAATCCCCCGCTGACTCTAGCAACAGAATTAATCACCTCCGGTTAGTCTGGTTTGCTATGACGCGGGAGAACTTGTTCGTGTCCACGTTTCCGTGGCTAAAGAATGATGAGCTCCATAATATCCAGAAGTAGGCTTAATAAATAGAGGAGGCAGTATGATCCCGGGATTTATAGCGGATTATGCTGCTCCTGTTGTGGTAGCCACCGCAATAGGAGTGGCTGGCACAATAGGTATTGGTCACAGTGAAAGAATTGCTTCGCTTGAAACCGAGTCCGTTAACACTACATTTGTACAACGAGAGCTTTTAGAAAAGAGCGATAGCATGCTTGTACTATTAACAGAAATCGACACTAAGCTACAGGAGCGGGAACGCTATGAGCAAAGGGCACCTTGATGATCTGGGTAAGCTGCATGGTAAGCTAACCCGCTATTACAACAACCGTCTGGATACTATTCTGGATGCGCCTGAGGAGGATGATGACGACTTCAAGATGCCTCTATCCCCAGCTGAGCTAACTGCAATGAATAACTTCCTGAAGCAGAATGAAGTTACTGCAGACGCAGCTGAGAGCACTGAGATTTCTGAAGTGAAGCGGAAGCTGCAAGAGATGCGGCAGGCCGGAAAGGATCGCCTACGGGCTGTAACATAAGGAGGCCCTATGGCTGAGCAAGAGAGTCCCCAGTTAGCACTGAGCCGCTGGGATGATATACATGCCCTGCAAGAGTTCTATCCTAACTTCAGGGACTTCCTGTACGATGGTATAACTTACCTCATGGGCTTCACCTGTACAGACATCCAGATGGATATTGCTGACTACATGGAGGGTGAGAAGAATCCCTTTAAGATGGTACAGGCTCAGCGCAGTCAGGCTAAGACAACCATTGCTGCCTTCAGGGCGGTGTTCAGACTTATGCACGATCCCACGCACCGTGTCCTGATCTTCTCTGCTGGTTCCACAATAGCCTCAGAGATCTCAGGCTGGATCATTCAGATTATCATGGGCTGGGATATAATGAAGCCGATGCGTCCTGACCGCCAAGCTGGTGACAGGGCTGGTGTAGAATCCTTTGACATCCATCACAGCCTGAAGGGGCCTGAGAAGTCCCCCAGTGTTAAGTGCCTTGGCATTGAGTCAAACATGCAGGGTAGTCGTGCTGACCTCCTTATAGCTGATGACATCGAATCAGGGAAGAACTCACGGACACCAGTGCAGCGAGATAAGCTACTGGAGTACACACGAGATTTTACATCCATCTGTGCTACAGGTGAGATCCTTTATCTCGGTACACCGCAGAGTGGCGACAGTATATACAACACCCTCCCGGGCCGTGGCTTCAGTATCCGCATCTGGCCGGGCCGTTACCCTACAGCAGATGAGCTCCCGGGCTACGGTATGAACCTAGCTCCTCTTATCCGTGATCGCATTCTGGCAGACCCTAGCCTACAGACTGGTGGCGGGCCTAGCCTTAACCGGGGCAAGCCTACAGACCCTGTGCTTCTGCCTGAAGAGATACTGGTAACTAAGGAGCTCGACCAAGGGCCTTCATACTTCCAGCTGCAGCACATGCTATGTACAGACCTGACAGACCAAGAACGCTTTCCTCTAAAAATCAGGAACCTTATGGTGTATCCCTTAGATCTTGAGCAGGCCCCGGGTAAGTTCCTGTGGCAGCCTGTGCCGGATCATAAGGTAGACCGTGCCCCACAGTCAGCATGCACAGAAGATTTCTACAGGGGTGTTCCCCTGAGCACTGAGTACTTCGAGTACAGCCATAGGCTCATGTACGTTGATCCTGCTGGCGGTGGCCAGAACGGAGATGAGACTGCATACGCTATTGTGTACGCCATGAACGGATACCTCTTCCTTATGGATGTCGGTGCATTCCCGGGCGGGTACAGTGAAGCCGTGTACGAGGGCCTGAGTGCTGTTAAGGAAGCCTACGGAGTAAAGGATGTATGCGTAGAGGAGAACTACGGTAAGGGTGCATTCGCTGCCCTATGGCACCAGTTCGATCCTGAAACCCGGGCCATTGATGTATTTGAGTCAGGCCAGAAAGAGCTCAGGATCATTGAGCGGCTTGAGCCTGTAATGGCACGGCACCGCCTGATTGTTAATGAAGCAATACTCCAACGGGACGTGGATCTCTGTAAGAAGTACCCCGCAGCTAAGCGCAGTGTTTATCAGCTGTTCTTCCAACTACAGAAGATCACTCGTGACCGAGGAGCCTTGATCCACGATGACAGACTTGATGCAGTCGCTGGTGCAGTTCGTCAGCTAATGGATATGATGGCAGTAGGTGAAGATGTCGCTATTGAGAAGCGCAAGACTACTGAGTTCAATGACTGGATGCGTGACCCGTTCGGTACAGGTGTGAACCCTTACAACATTCCTAAGCATGGCGGCAATAACTTATTTAATGGACGGAGATAACTATGACAAAGGCATTACCCTTATTGGAATTGAAAGACCTTCCACAAGACAAGCTGAATCAGCTGAGCTCAGTACGCAGTAGCTTAGTAAAGGTACGGAACTCTGCTCGGCTATCCCCTAGCAAGGCTGCACTCCTACGGAGAACTCTTGAGTACGTCCTTCAGAGCCTCTCAGAGCACGTAGAGCATGCAGTACCTGTACCTAGTACTAAGCCCCTGCCGGTAGCCAAGGAGGCAGCCCCTGTTGCTCACACGAAGCGCAGGGCTACTGCTAAGGTAGACAAGGCATCGGTATGAAGATCATACTGTTAGGGTTAGCCCTCACTGTAGGACTTCTTGCGGCCTGTGGAGGAACCCCCCTGCAGTCCTCCTCTCAGGAGGCATCGCTGTCAGGGGGCTCTACAGTCACCGCTACAGAGGTTCAGGAGCTAAGTAGTACCAATACTCAGGTCAGCACTCAAGACACTGTACAGGAGTCCACACAAGGCTCTCGTGTACAGGCTGAGTCAGTACAGGAGGTAAGCACAGCCATCGTTACCAATAACGGTGTAGTGCTGAGCCTACCGATTCTATTCGGTGGCCTATTCATCGTGCTCATCCTAGGATGGTTCATTCCTGCACCACCATGGTTCAGACTAATATTCAGAGGTAAACTATAATGGCTATACTAAGATCAGCATTCCCAGCTACAATTAACTATCAGGCATTTGATCTACGGGATCAGATCTCCCGCCTGCACACTACCCTCCTCCTGACACAGCCTACAAGGGCCAGAGAGATTGAAACTCGGGTAGCTAGTATCCTAGCTGCGCTTATCTCAGAAACTCCTACAGAGCCTTCTGACGAAGTTACAGCTGATGGTGTGAATCCTAAGATCACATCCCCTGAGTTCAGGGACTTCTACCGGGAAGCTGAGCAGGCGATTGATTACGTCAGTGCGCATGGAGGAGCTGAGGTTCTACTAGACATTGCTGCACAGATTCAGTTCCTGCTAGAGCAGCGTGATTGGACGTTTGTGTAATAAAGGTAGAATGTAGGCAGGATGTAGGCAGAATGTTTTAACACCTCAGAGTTACGGAGGGAGACATCCACAGACCGACGATCTGTGCTACCCCCATACGGCCTTCCCGCCAGAGAATATGAGCCGCCTGAACTATTGTTATGCCTCTATACGCTCAGGATTCTGAGCCCTGCCTGCCTGAGACTGCGCAGGGAGCGTGATAGATACAATGCTGCGGCATGAGTACAGCCTATGCTGCTATATACAGCGAGTGTATCCACAGGCAGCGAGGGAGTGAGTGACAGGAGGGAGACACAAGGGAGACACAAGGGAGCTAGTGCTGAGCTATTGGCTGAGCATTGCAGGTTATAGCAGATAGATACAGGAGCGGGCAGGGTGCCGTTAGTATCTATTTGCGCTTTCGCTGCTGTTGTTACTGCTGTTACCCACCTATAATAAAACCCTTTATA